CCGTGTCGCTGATGGCTGTGAGCTTCACCTTGTTGGAGTAGCTGATGTAATCGACGTAGTTCGCGAGGTTCAAAACCGCCGGGACTTGCGTCACGGTCTGACCCACGCCGGGTGTGCCTTCCGTCGCTGGGACGGTGTTGGCAACCATCGCGGTGTAGCCGAAGAGCTGCATGGCGACGCCCGACATATCGGGCATGACCTTGAGGTCGGTGCTGGAATAGAAAAACAAGTTGTGATACAGGGTGTCGAGCGCGGTCCTATCGTAAAAAATCGTCGGATAGGCCGCGAGACCGCTTGAGACTACTGAGGCTGCTGTTGGCAAAGCCATAAATTCATCCTTGAGGTTCGGGTGGCTTTTGCCGTGCGGCGGGCTTCGGGCTTACTCTTGCGCCTTGTTGTCGGCGTCAATCGCGAGGCGGCGAAGCTTATCCATTGGCATGGCATAAAGCTCGTCCTCCGTAGGCTCCGTTTTCACGACTGGTGCAGGGCGTCCCCTCGGGGAGACCGTGCTTGCCTTCCGGCTGACTCGTGGCTGCGTAGCTTCCGTCTTGGGCTGGGCAATACGCTCAGTTGCCTTGACTTCCGCTTCCGTGGCCGCGTCCGCTTCCTCACTCCTGAGAACCAGCAATCCGCTGGAACTCAGGCTTTGGTAAGCCTTTTCCAATCCCGCTTCCGTGAACTCGGTGGCATCAGGGTAGAGTCTTGCGAACTCCGCCAGCATCTTGTCGCCGTTTCCCGTCTTGGGATCGGTTACAAATAAGGGGTGCGTAGCAACAAAATCTGTCTGCGCTTGGTCGCTGCGCGCTTTTCCGGCAGCGGCTTTGTTCAAAGTCTGGATCACAAGCTCCTCGACGACTTTCTCGGGTTCCTTCTGGAACCTCTGCCGAGTGACATACTCAATGTCAGCCTTCTCTTGGTCGGTCAGCACCTTCTCGGTCTTGACCTGCTTGCTCAGTTCGCGAATCTTGCGAGTAGCGCTGGCCTGCGCCGCGTTGATCTTGTCGATGTATGCCTCGTAGGCTTCCGCCTGCGTCGCGCCTTTGCCGGAAAATACCTGCACGCCGGAACCGTCGCCAAGGTCTATTTCGCGGCGGACGATGTACTCAGTCTCTTCCTCTTCCTCGGCTACTTCCTCGGCCTCATCGGTGGGGATCACGAGGTGGTCTGGATCATCGGCGATGACAACCTCGGCCTTGGCTGCGGGACGGACTTCTGGCTCGGCGACTTCCGCCTTCTCGGATTCCGCCAGCGCCATAGCGCGGAGTTCTTCAAGAGGTGCGGTCTCTGGATCGAATGCTTTTGTCTCTGGCATACTATTCTCCTTGTTCAGCTTCAAAATTCAGGTTTGCGTACCAATCGTCGTCTTCCTCGCGTTCCTCGAAAGACGTGAGCGACTCAATACCCTTGAAAAGTTCCGCGAAGCCCTTCTTGAGGGCGGTCGCTTTCAGCGCAAGTTCCTCGCGCTCTTCGGGCGTCTCGGCGTCAAGAATTGAATCCTTGGCTGCGTCCACGACGTTGTCCGCGATCTTCTTCACGTAGAACCAGCCCGGCGTCCCCACTATGGGGGCGAGCGCGATCCTGATTGCTGAAATACGTTCAAGTTCCGTAGGCATTACTGTCCTCCCTCTTCCTCACCGCTTCCCTGACCCAAGCTTTGCAACTCCGCGCCAGCGGCGTCCGCGTTGCCTTTCACGGCGGTTTTTACGAGTGAAACGCCCGCCTCAACTGTTCCTTTTTCGTTTATCTCCGAAAGTTTGTTATCGTGTTTTTGATTCTGTAGGTTCGCCGCAGCGACTCCGGCGGACATCGCTTGGTTCTTTTGGTTCATGCGCTGGAGCATTTCGGGGGTCATCTTGTGGAACAGCGTGTCCAAGTCCCAGCCGAATATGTCCAACGCTTCCTTGCACACTTCCTCGAAGTCGAAGTAGTCGCCCTTGACCTGTAGCGCATCCTGCACAGCGGACGAGGACATTGTGCTGAGGATCATGGGCAGGAGCTGCGCGGCGGCTTGGCGTGCCATGAGGTTCGCCCCGGCGATGACATCGACCGAGCACTGCGCGTTGTAAACGTCGGCGATGTCGCCTTCCCAAGCCTTCCCCTGCTCCTCGGTGAGGATGTGGTTGATCTGCTCGGGCTGAAGCTGGTCGAAGCAATCCTCCAGAAACTCCTCAAGGACGGGGATGTAGATGTTGTTGACAAATATTTCCAAGAAATACTGGAGGCGCTGGACCACGTCGCCTGTCAAGGCGTTCACCCCGGCTCCGGTGCGCAATGCCTGCTTGGGCATCATGTCCCCGCCGTTCGCGCCGACTCTCTTCGCTGCGCGGGATTCAGAGGACTCGATAGCACCCATCGCGGGCATGGAAATGTCCGGCGTGAGCAGCGGCTTCAGTTCTCCGTTGAGGTTGATGACCTTGCCGGGCGACACTGGAACATTTTGAGTTCCGGGTCCTAAACCTTTCATAAGTTGGTAGACGGGATTCAAGACGAGGGCGAGAGAGTCAACCCAGTTGCATGCGACGCCGACTTGTAATCTCTGCTCCCCGGCCAAAAGACGCGCTATACCAAAACCCCATGCGCTCCCGAGGATGTCGATGAACGCGCAACTACGTGCAGGCAGGTGCCGTTTCTCGTTCGCTTGGTTCCTGATCACGATCTTCCGCTGGAGCACGCCGAACACGTGGTCGTTCGAGTGGTACTCGATATATTCAAGCGGCTGCATCAGCGGGTCTTTGCTCGTGGCGTCCGCGTCAATGGAGGCTTGGAACTCGCGCCAAGTCGCTCTTTTGTCTGCCGCGAGAGAATCTTCGGTAGGTTCGTTCTTGTGGGAAAGTATCTCGCGAAGCTGGTCGTCGTCGGGAATGTTCTTGTAGTGCTCAGTATCCGCACGCATGTCGTGCAGGTCGTTCGCATCAATCATCAGTTGCTTGAAAACAAATTTTGCTCCGGTATAAACGTTCTGTTGGTAGCACGCGGAGTCGAAGCCGATGTTCTTCAGCGGCATGTTTGAATACGTGGGGAGGTTCATCGGGACTTCCTTCCACTTGCCCGTAACCTTGCCGTTCGTGTTCGTGTAAACCTTCTTGCGGATTTCCTTGGACTCCCAGCCGCTCCATCCGACGCAGAAGCCGTAGGACAGGCAGGTCTTCATCGTGAGGCGCATCTCCTCCTTGAGGTTCGCCTGCTTCACCGCCCACCAGAGGACATCGGATTTGGCGCGTGCGGCCTCCGGCGTGGTGTTGCCGAGCGGCTCAAGGATGAACGGAACCTTGCGCCCTGACCCGAACAGTGACATGTAAAGCACGGGCAGGATTTTCTCGATTGCCTCCAAGACGACGTGCATAGGCAGGTTGGCCTTCGGCTTTCCGTCGGGCCAGATGCGGGGTTTTGTATATGCACGAATGAGGTCGTCCGCGAGGTCGATGCCTGTGGGCATCAAAGCTTTGGATTGCAGGTATGCCACCGTAGTCTGCACGTCCGCGAGGACGATGCCGAGCGCGGTCTGGTCGTCGAACTCTTCCTCCGAAAAGGCCAAGTCTTCGGGTGCGATGATGGGGTCTTGGGCAAGCGAGGGATCAATAGCCTGAGGCAGGCTGCGGAAGCTGCTCACGCTGGATTCGTTGTCCGGGTTGTACTTTGAGTCTGCCATAAGGTCTCTCTATAGGTTTGGGTAGGTTAGAAGTAGAACCCGTCCATCCCGTCGTCAGGCAGCGGGTCTTTCGCGATTGAGTCTTCCTCCGCCTGCACCTGCGCGGCTATCGCGAGTATCGTGTTGCTCGGCGCTCTCGTGATCGTCTGCATCAGCGTCTCGCCGCCGAGCGTCTTGACCATCAGCGCGATGGTGTCAGGGAAGTCGTCGAGCGTGTTCTTCCCGCCCGGCCACCTGCCGCACTCCTCCACGATCTTGTCCCAGTGGCGGATGCCCCGGAAGATGCGGAGCTTCTTGATCTTGATCATCGGCTCGATGGACGCGATGCGGATGTCTTTCGCGTCGAGCTGCCCGTCGCGCTTCAGAAGCTCGATGGGGAGGTAGATGCCCCGGTACTTGCACATCAGCTTAAGGAACTCCGTGAACACCACGGATGTGGGCGTCTTCTCGATGAAAATCCGTTCCGGTCTGTGCCGCAGCGCCATCTCGATGATGGACTGCGCAAGCTCGGGGCTTCCCCACTTGCCCCCGGCGCAGTCCACAACGTACTGTGTCATCATCTGGTCGTGCTTGCCGACGATGACCACGGACTCGTTGCTCCACTCGTTCGTGGTGCTTGCCGTGTCGATGAAAAATATCGCCGCCGAGAGCGGTGGTGCGTCTTCGGGATTTATGAGCGCGGACTCCAGCAACGCCTTGGTGAGCTTCTGTCCGCCGCGCTGCGCGGGCCTATTGAGCATCTGGCAGCAAAACATTTCGGGGTCTGCATCCCGCATGTTGAGAAGGCTGTCCGTGGTGAATCCCACGAGCCTGTTCGGATCGAGGCGCGAAGGCTGCTGCGGGAAGCGCGGCCCCTTCTCGGGGTCTCCGTCCTTCCAGCAGTCGGTGATCGAAATCTGCCATTCGCCCTTGTTGTGGCGCTGTATTTCCTCGTACAAGTCCCCAAAGGCATAGCGGGTGCCGCTGACCACGGCGAAGTAGGGATTGTCAAGAAGCGGCATGCACAGCATGAAATCCGTCTTGACCTTGGCGAGCTGCGGGGCGGACTTGTAGTTCGACTCGTTCACGAGGTCGTCAAAAAATCCGATGTCGTAGTGCTGTCCGGTTTTTATGCTCTTGGAAGACGCGACGGTGACGGTCGCCTGCGCGAGACCTTTGTTGACGCGGCACGGCACGGTGAAGTTCATGGCTGTGCCCAGCCGCTTGTTCAGGACGCAAAATTCGGGGAAGAGTTCGGGGATGCGGGAATTGGGGTTCTCCCCGTTGAAGTGGCACTTGATCTGGTGCAGGAGCGTCTTGGTAGTCGGGACGGAACCCTGCATTATTAAAATTCTGATGTCACTGAAATTCAAAATTAGGCAGACGATAAAAACCATGATCGCGGTGGTCTTATAATGGCCGCGTGCCCAGAGGATCAAACGCTTGACTATGTAGGTTTGCTGCGCCCAAGGCTTCGAGGGATCGGGTTTGAAGAACTGCGCCCACAAGAGGTCGTGGACTTCGGGGACGAAATCATAGCCCATCATCTCGGAAAGGAATTGGAGGTCTGTGCGGCAGCGCCTGCGTACCTCAAGACGTTCTGCCATCTGGGGGGTGATGCTTGTCACTGGGTTCCTGTGTTGCTGAGGGTCTTTTTCCACGGTGCCGTCTCACCCGCGTTCACGGGGTGTAGGAAGATGTGCGCTGGCCAGACCCGTTCGCCAGTTCTTCCCGTGGAAAAATTACTTCCCTTCGTGCGCTTTCTTGGCGTTCTGGAACGCGGCAATCGCAGCGCCCTTGCCCTTCGCGGCTTCGATGCGCTTGAAGTTGCCAGTCGTTTTTGTCCGACCGAGTTCCTTCACCGCTGCGCGGCCGTGCGCACCCTTGGGCTTGTGGCCCTTGGACGCGGGCACGAGCTTGACTTTCTTGCCGCTCTTTTTTCCGTTAAGTATAGAATTGTCCATAAGTCTCCTTAGCTTTCCCTCGCCTCAAGCTCCCTGATCTTCTCGTTGAAGTCAGTCTCGGGTTCGGGGGGCTGTTCCTTCTTGCCGGGCTTGAGCTTCCAGCCGCGAACGCTCATGTACATCTGGGCGAGCGTCACGAACGCGGTGTCGTTAAGCTCGGAATCCCTAAGCCGGGTGACGATCATCCGGGCAAATTCTTTTTTGCCGATATAGGCTGGAACCGTGCCTTCTATAAAAGGAGTCACGTATGCGTCACTCTCCTTAGCTTCCTTGCGGAGGCGGCGTTCCTCAGCGCGGCGCAGGGCGGCGCGTTGTTTCGTGGAGAGAGAGCGCCAGTCCGGGCCGAACACGCGGACGAAGTCCTTCTCCCAGTCCTCGCCGTAAAGCTCGCGGTATCTCCCGGCGCGTATCTTCTCGATGTCCTCGGGTGTCGCCAAACGATCAACTAACAATGGTGCTATCCTCCGACTTCTGCGCGGCGAGGTGCTCCTGCATCTTGCGATCCATGTACTCTTGGATTTGTGCGGGTGTAACCTCAAAGCGGTCAAGGATGTACCCGACAACGAACTCAAATTTGAGTTGGCTCTCCTTGAGACCGACCAGCACTACGGAATATTGGTCAAAAACATCTTGTGCTTCTTTCCGTGTGATCAAACCTGACCAGTATTCCCCAGTCGATCCGTTGCTAAATTCGTTAGCCATTTTTTCTCCTTTTGTTCCACGGCTGCTCGCCGCGTGCCTTCCTCAAAACCCAAGCGGCTTTCATCTTTGCCTTCGCCTCGCCTGTGTAAGTTGTGCCCGTGGTCTGGCGACGATTATTGGCGGACGCCCTTGCACGCAGCCAGCGGATGTTGCCCGGCTCGTAGTTGCCGTTGTTGTCCTTGCGATCCAGTAGGTAATGAGGTTTCCCGCTGGAGAACTTGCCCTCAGGTCGCGGACCTACTTCGGCGAAGAACTCCTCAAAAGATACGAACAGGAAACGGATGCCCCTGTCGTAGTAGTTCTCGTGATCATGCCATCCGGGGCTGCAACGGTGCTTGGCGTTGCGGTAAGCGGAATACTCTACGCTCCCCGTCATGCCATGCCTCAGAGTGCTCATTCTTTTTCTCCCTTAATCTCAAGCATCGCCACGAGTTTTTTCGTAGCCAGTTGCCGAATCTCTTTCCTCAGAGCCTTGGACTGCAAATCTTTCTTGGCTTGCTCCGTGATCGCTTCCTCAAGCTCCTTGCCGAGGGACGCGAGAAGCGTCTTCTCAAGAAACAGCGTGACAGTCGCCGTGAGGATCAGGCGCTCGGGGTTCTGCGGGTCGGGCCTGATCTCGATCATTCGCGTTCCTCGTCGTCCACCGGGAGGGGGACCGAGAACCCTACGGCGTTGACGACCTCGTCGTTCTGGACTTCGGGCTTCTCTTTCATGTCGTTGACTTCTATGACCGGGTAATCCGACTCCAAATTCAAGGCTTCCTGCACGCTCCTAGCCCTGATGTACTTGCGAACCACGTAGTCCCTGTACTTTCCTTCCATCATCAGGTTATGCCTTTGCTGCTAATAGAAGGCTCGCCAGCGAACAATAGGCGAAAGGTTGACTTCTCATGCCTTCTCCGTCAGATCGACCAGCAGGACGTTGTTGGGGTCGGACTTGGGGCCGTAGATTCTGGCGTCGCGGTGGCGCACAGAGACATCCCAGCGGACGCCGAACGCGAAGATGACGGCGGCGTCGGGCAGCTTGGTGGAAAGTTTTCGGACGTTGTGCTCGGCAGCCTGCGCCTCCGATAGCCCGGACAGCAGGTCATACATACCGTAGGGATGGACATCGGCGTGCCAGTTGGAATCCTCGAATCGGTTCACGCCCAAGCCGAGGAGCGCAAGCTCCACGCGGCGGACGAGGGACACGGACAGGAGTTCTCCCTTGGGAAAGTCCACGGGGACTCCGAAGATATGCTCGGGCGTGATGGACACGCCGTGGCGGATGAGGATCGTGCTAGTGTTGCCGTGGAGCTTCGGTGTCACAAGTGGTGCCATGCTGTCTCCTGATTGCTGTTCTGCTTCTGTCTAATACTTCATAGTCGGAAAACGGAATGGTTTACTCTTCGATTATTTTCTAATCAACCGCTAAGCTGGCAAGCGGCGGGCGTGGGGGGCAGTGCCACCGGCTTCCCGGAAAAAAATCGGAAGGCTCGGCGCGGCTGGACTGGCTTGGAGTTGAAAACAAAAGACTTAGTTACTTGTGATGCGCGACGCTTGAACGTCTTCTTTCAACAAAGAGGGTCAACTAACGCATGGGGTGGGATTCAGAGCGTGGAAACGTCGATTCCGGTGCTCGGTTCGTGAAAACAGCGAATCATTGCGGCGGTGTTTCCTGTTCTCCGAAACTCGGTGACGCCATCGTGTCGTTCAGCCCCGGCTTGATAGCCACGCATCTCGCAACGGACCATGCGCCGCAAACTTTAATCCGAGCGGTGATTCAGGAGCGCCTCTCACTGTTAGGTGGGGTTTACTCTGTCGCGGAACTTCTCCGCGCACCACGCCCGCCCGAAACTTTGAGGCGGTGTTCCATGTTGGCTTTCACTCAACGTACTGGAGTACGTTGGCATGCGACCAAGTCGTAGGTTCTCCCTACGCCCCAATCCGCCTCTGAATAAGGGGCGGGAATTGTGATTACTCCCGCGCCGCCAAAACCGGGCGGCGCGTCGGCTTCGCCGAAAAGCCACAATGCGGATGCTCATCACGGAAGCGTGATCAAGAATGCAGAACTCTGTACCGTGCATCCTTGCTTTCTTGCACCCTTGCATTCTTGCTTTGTTGAGCTAAGTCCTTTGTTATAATAATAATGTAGTAAAATTATAATCAAGGATGCAAGAATGCAACGATGCAGCACACAGGGATGTGCATTCTTGCTCACAGTTCCCCTCCCGACATAACGATGAGAACCTCTGGCTTCGCGGGCTGCTCAAACTCGTAGAGATGCTCTGGGAGCACCATATACCAGCGTTCGCCTTTCTTGCGGCGAAGGATTTCCCTTTCCTGTGTGAGATCGTCCGCCGCACGCTTCGCGGTGTCGGACGAATGCCCCTGCTTCTCAAGCGCCGCATACACGTCCATTGACAGCTTGGGACCGTCGGCGAGCATCGCGGTGATCGCCAACCTGACGACTTCGCGCTTGCCGCCTTTGGTTTCGCGCTTCTCTTTGATGGCTTGGTTGGCGTCGTCCGCCTGCATCTTGGTTCCGTCGCCCCAGACAATCATGGGATGCTTGCCGACTTCGCTGTTGACTTCTCTTGCCACGGTCAGCAGCTTGAGACCGTCATGCTTGTCGCTGAGGTTGCTCTTGATGCACGTCATCATGTGCGCGTGCTCGTCGTCCGACTCTGGGTCTCGTGTGAACAGCCACGCGGCGCGGCAAGCCCCGGCGATGCTCGACGCGCCCTGTATCTGGTCTATCGCCGCCGCGTCACCGCGCTTGTTGGTGTGCGTTACACCGACCAGCGTGAGGTTACGTTTTTCACAAACGTCGCGAAGCTGGTTCATCACCGGGCGCATGTCTTTGTCGTGATTGGTGTTCTTGCTTCCGTAGACGCCCGTGGTGGGATCAATGATGAGCAGCGAGACATCTGGGTACTTCGCCACGATATGGTTCAGCATCGGGCAGTCTTGGCTCAAATCAATCTCGCGGCGGTCTATGCGGGTGTATTCCCTGTCGTAGACTTCAAACGACTGGTTGTCCAATAGCTCGATGTTGGCGAGGTTAGCACCAGCAGCCATCAGGCGGGGAATGACTGTGCGCTTGATGTCGTCCTCGCCACAATACATCAGCACCTTCTTGGGACCGTTCTCGTTCTTCGCGCCGTCTGGGAAATCCATCCCGCTTGACACCCTCGCGGCGAGGTCGGTAGCCCACAGGCTCTTCGCGTTGCCCGGCTTGCCCACGCCCCAAGTGATAGCACCCGCTGGTATGCGATCCTGCCACAGCCAGTGCTGCGGCGCGGGCTTCACCGTCGCGGCGTTGATGGATGTTATTTTCGTGACGAAGGAGATTCCCTCGATTTCCTCAAGCCAGTGCCCGAGGTTGATGCGTCCAGCCTGCGGCTTGAACGCCTCAAGCTTCTTCGAGTAACGCTCAGCTTCCACGGCTACGGCAGCTTCCTTCGCGTTGCGGGCACGCTCGGCTTCCATTTCCTTCTTTGCCCTGAGCGCCTCTAGATTTTTTGCCTGCTTGTCATTCATTTGACGCCGCCTTCGGCTTGCGCTTGCTGCCCGGCTTGGGTCCACGCTTGCGGGTCAGTCCCAATACGCGGGCTATCACGCTGACCTCCGCTGTCGATGATCCGGTAGCCGCAGAAATGTCCCTG